GTCACTGAGTGCGCGGGTTCATCCATACTGACACCCGGTCCCGTATAGTTACCGCCGTAGTGTTTCGCCAGGAACGCGCCCACCAATTGTGATTTACCGCCACCACCAGCTGTAATTGTGGCGCTCGGCTCGTCTGCCCGGTGGCCGACGCTGGCCCCAAACTGGCGGGCTATCACTGGCGCAACAAGACAGGCGCGGGATTGCTTCAGAATGGTATGAGCAGGTTTATCCAGCGGGCGCGGTTTAGCCTGGTATTCACTACCACCATTACCCGCCAGAAATGGTGTCAGTGCAGCCTCAACAATCCCGAGAGCATGCCCATTCCCACCTGGACGTTTTGATGTGCCAGCGGTTACCGTCGGGACGGGTTCGGTAACGGGCTGCCCGGTTGCGCCAGTGCGGAATTTTGTCAGATGTGGAACAGCTAACGCGTAACCGTGGGTTTTAGTAATAGTTTGCAAAGGCTCGTCCAGCTTCTGACCGCGGAAACAGTCGTAACTCGTTTTGGTGCTGGTGTGATTGCACTTCACGATAAACGGCGACGCACTTTCGATAACAAAGCGCTGTATGCCGCGCGCGATCCGCTTCAGAGTGTTCTCCGCCAGCGGTTTTTTGCGGTCGAAGATGGACAGGGTCGGAACATTCCAGTCGATACATTCCGCAGCGGTACGCCATGGCATCAGCCTGCCGCTCTGCACCTCCAGAGACTTAGGATCCCCATGGGTTACAACAGGCCACTGAATAGGGAAACCATCGCAGCGCATAACCATGAAGAAACGTTTGCGGATCGTCGGTGCTCCGTAATCACACGCGCGCAGTTCGCGATAATCAACATCATATCCAAGCCCATCCACCAGCTGTTGCGCCTGCTCGCTACCTCTTTCAATAGACAGAAACTCACAAACCTCTGACAGTGCCGGGTGGTCAGCAGGAATGCCAGTGGACAGCATGCCGACAAATGCATTGAATGTTTCGCCAGTACGGGCAGGATCCGGACGCATTTCATCGGCCAGTAGCGGTCCCCACGTTTTGAACTCTTCCACGTTCTCCAGCATCATCACGCGCGGTCGTTTCGCCAGTGCCCAACGCAGAACAATCCAGGCCAGACCGCGTATCTCTTTTTTCACTGGCTTTGCGCCTTTTGCCTTCGAGAAGTGTCGGCAGTCCGGGCTAAACCATGCCAGGCCGACAGGATTACCGCCAGTGGCAGCTACCGGATCCACGTCAAATACGGATTCACAATAATGCAGTGTGTCCGGGTGGTTCGTCTTGTGCATCGCAATGGCGTTTTCGTCGTGGTTGATCGCAATATCCACGCTGCGCCCGATCGCCAGTTCAATACCCGTTGATGCGCCACCGCCACCAGCAAAGTTATCAACGATAATCTCACGCATGGGTTACCCCCTGCATGCTGCTGACCAGTCCACCAGCAGTAGTAATGATTTCGCTGGTTGGCATGCGCTCAAGCCACAGCTGGTTAATGTTCGCTTTCAGCTTATTCTGCTGCGATGCGTCCAGAGAATCAGCCCCCTCAACCTGGTTGAACACCAGACCAACCTCAAGCGGCCAGATACGCGAATCCACACCAGGTAATGCTGCTGGCGCTACAATAGGTTCTTCTTGCTCTGGCACCATGGTGGCTGGTGGCTGAACCTTTCCCGCGGCAAATTCGACCAGTGACATAAACGCCTTCCCTTTTTCCTCCAGATCGGTACGGCTGATGTAGCTGAAACGCTCGCCGCGCCAGGTCTTGTCGAACAAAGCGATTGCACCAGCAAAGAAAGCACCTGTGGGTTTCTGCTTATCGTCGGCAGGAACAAACCACACAGGGAGATCGAAACCAATGCGACCGCGAATAAACATGATGTGATCGGCGTCTTCCGGCCACCATGTTTCACTTGTCGCCGCTTTAATGAGGAACACGTAACGCCCACCCTTTTCACGCATCTCCATTGTGTGATCCATGATGTGGGTCATGCCGGTGATCGCCTGTTTCTCGTGGTACTGAGAGCGGCTATAGGGTGGATTACCGAATGCGGCCCCGCCGATTGACTCCAGCATTTCCGCCCAATCCTGCACCAGCGCGTTATCTTCGGCGGTGTACCATACCGGGCATTTCGCGTTGTCGTCGTCAGCAAACAAGTCCAGAACTAATGGACCAAATAGTGCGTTGATCCCCCAAAAAAGCAGATCCGGTGTCCGCCACTGATCGCCAACCTCTTTCAGTTCGTGGGCTGGTTTGTTGCGCAGTGCCGCCAGAGCCTGGCAATATTTGTTTAACGTCATCCTCTGAACCCCTCTGGAATCGTTGTTTCAACCGGACCAAAAGCCATCACATCGCGCTTTTTCGCACCCCAGTCAGCTCGTTTAGGCCGTCCCTTCTGATCCCAGCGGGTAGCGCTTTGCAGATAGCTCTCGAATTTCTTCGGGCCGAACAGCGTTTCCGGTCGCATGTACTGGTACTGCTCGTCGTTCTCGTGCCAGTGCTCATGCTTCAGGTCGATAACCAGTTGCAGGTCTGCAACGCTGTATCCCTCACGCAGTCGGGCGCGGATGTTCTCCAGGGAAGTTTTTGACTTCTGGTACCGGGATCCGCTGATTTGGTTCAAATGGGTCAGAACCAAAATCGCCTGGTCGGTAATCACAACTTCAGGGTCTGGTTGCGCCGCAACCGGACAAGAGGGTTTTGAAGTTACTTGTGGATCTTGTGTTGATTTTACTGACGGATCCCCGCCAGATTCTGACGGGTCAAAACCGCCGTTTTTGCCGGATTTCGACGGGTCAGTTTTTGAGGTGTCAAATTTTGATGCGTCAGATTTTGATGTGTCAGAATCTGACAGTTGAGAAAATGCGGCAGCCTGAAGTTTCGCCACATTCAGGCGGTACACGTTCGAAGCATTACGGTTACCATTACGGCGCTGTGTACGCGTGAGCCAGCCATCTTTTTCAAGCTTAGCGATTGCCGTTCTGATAGTGCTCGGCCCTGCGCCAAGCTGGCGAGCAATAGTTTCAATGGACGGCCAGCACACGCCCTCATCGCTGCTGAAATCAGCGAGGCGGGCCATGATCGCGACACTAGACAACTTCATGCCCGACGCCGCGCAACCATCCCATACGTAGCCGGTTAATTTAGTGCTCATGATCGTCCGTTATCTCCCTGAACTTTTGCCTGAAATGCTCAAGTGGGCTGAAGCATTCATGTGGATAGCCATCGCGCAGGTAGATAACGCGCTGTGTTTCTGGCTCCCAGCGGATAACACGGACTGGCACTCCACGGTGGTCTTTGAACCTTCGGTTAAGTTCGCGCACAGGCGTTTTGCCCTCCGGTTGTAGACCCCCACAATTGAAACCGCCCTACTGTGGTTACACGGAACCCAGCGGTTTGATAATCTGCGTTCATACCGAAACAACGGAGTACCCGAAACCGGGATCATCCTGAGTTGCGGTAGACGGTTAAAAGCCGTTAAACTGCTCATGCGGATTATTTCTCCATACTCGAAGAGTTGTTCGCCAAGGCGCCCGGAGCTGCACACTCGCGGGCGTCACTCTTTTCAGCGACACAAAAAACTCGATAAAGAAGCGCTACGTGCTCCTGGAACTTCGCGATAACCTGATAGCTGTTTTCCTCAATCTGAGCGCGCTCATCTGCGTCAATCACCCCATCAGCCGTGGCTTTACGTACAAAATTAGAATGACGGCCTATCCATTCGATGGACTCCATCAGGCGCTGGTTGATATCGGCGTTATCCAGATCATCAACATCTGCCAGCGGTACAAATACGCCCTGAGAATGGCGCGCAACGGCATCAGCGATATGAGTTGAACCACCAGCACGTTGTAAAACCATTGCCCAGCCCAGTGGGAAGATCTGGTCGCCGTCAACACGAAGGCGGTTAAACAAGGCGTTCTCTGTCACGCCCAACCATTCCGCCGCCTCGGCATAACCACCAGGTAGATCGGTGATCGTTTTTTTTATCGCCGCCACCAGCCAGGCTGGCTGACGTTCGACTTTCCAAATAGGTTCGTTACCCACAGCTACCCCCTTATTCCTGTGGTTTGAGTTTTACTGAAGCATCGCTACGCTTTTCGTAAAGGTCGGGATGAAAAACCAATTTACCCCCGGTCCGATAGGCTGCTTCAGCTGCACGCCCTTTTGGGATAAGGCGACCAGTTCTATTACGCCACTGGTAAACAGCCTCGCTTGTGATTCCAAAAAATTCGGCAACCTTCTCAGTACTGCCGAAGTAGTTTTCAATGTCATCGGTTGTCATAACGCCTCCTTAGCTAAGTTTGATTAGATATTAATAACCAATCTAACTTTGGTCAATAAAAACTAAGATTGCTTAGCCTTTTAATTTGTTTATGGTGTTCAAATGGAAACTGTCGGTCAGCGCATCAAAGCTCTCAGGCGCATAACCAAAACCTCGCAGAAAGAACTGGGTAAGTTCTGCGGTGTAAGTGATGTGGCGGTTGGGTATTGGGAAAAAGACGTTAATGTGCCAGGCGGCGAGTCACTTGCGAAACTTGCAAAGTATTTCAACACATCAATTGATTACATTCTCTATGGCACTGAGTTTGAAGGCAATCTGATAACCAGGATGCGAAGGATTCCGGTGATATCTTGGGTTCAGGCTGGACAGTTTACAGAATGTAAAGCAGCAGAAGTTTTCAGTGAAGTAGATAAGTGGGTAGAGACATCACTCCGGGTAGGGGATAGTTCCTTTGCATTGGAGGTTAAAGGTGACTCGATGACAAACCCTAATGGGCTCCCGACAATCCCTGAAGGAGCAACAGTCATAGTAGATCCTGATGCAGAGCCACTTCATGGAAAGATAGTCGTAGCTAGGCTTGATGGGACAAACGAGGCTACTGTAAAAAAACTCGTCATCGATGGGCCTCAAAAGTTCTTAGTTCCCTTAAATCCACGCTATCCAAACATTTCAATTAACGGTAATTGCCTGATCATCGGAGTTGTCAAAGGCGTTCAGTACGAGCTTTAACCCACGTCTAACCTTCCTCTTAACATCAAGCTAAGAATAGTTTGGTTTTTTTTCTTGACCTAAAAGCTAAGTTAAGTTAGATTTTATTCATCAGCAGCGAACAGGCAGGACGCCCACGAAGTAGACGCCGGTGGCATATGAATAACCGGATGATTCGCAGGAAACAAAAAAGCGCCCTGATGGACGCTTCGCTCTTTAACAATCTGGATATTACCAACACATTTTTAGAAAGATCGTCTAAGTCGACGTGGCACCTGAACTGGCGGCATGGGTGGAACTTTATCCATTTTAAATTCACTTTTACACAATGGACAGTAATGAATGAAATACCCGCCCATAGAATGAGTGGTTGGACTTGGCTGAAGTATTGATAACTGGCTTTGCTGAAAACAACGCGGGCAAGCATTAATGGCAAATTGATCGTTACTTCCATCTATTAATGCTGAGTATACAAGCGTTCCTCCGGGGGTTTTCAATATCGAATATTCCTGCGTAGCTTTCTTAAAATCCTCTAAAACAGCAAGCTTCGAACGTAAAAGAGCGGCTTCATCTTCCTTTGCTCTAATAGCGTCTCCGAGAGAAAAACACTCCGCCTGCAGGGTAATCAGTTTGCTCTGGAGTTCAATTGTTGCCGCTTTAACTTCAGCATCCGTTTTCGCGTCATTGATAACTTTAGCGAGACCAGCAGTCTCCTTTATAGCGGCCATAGCCGCTGATAGTTCAGCGATCACTTTGAATACTCTGCTTAATGTTGGGGATATCTAGATTAACCGAATCCTTGTTGTTGGGGAATAGCAGGATCCACCGCGCCTGATGTGGCTAAAAGCAGGCCAAAGCAATAACAAGTAACTCCCTGTTCTGGCGGCCCGGTGTTTTCCCGTTTGTCCGGTAACCGCCAGCCTTTTTCAGGGCACAACAGAAAAGGGCATCACCGGGCGACGGGCTCATAACCCAATCCACCCGGGCAAGAGGATGGCGATTGCAGTCGCCGACAAATGCAGGTGCCCTTCTCTGTTGTGTATGGAGAAAGTTCGGCGGTTGCAGCCGCCTTAACGAGGGTAAAACCATGAGTAATGACCGCATGACCGTAGTGCCAGATTTTCTTGGCTTACTGGATACGAGTATGTTTATGAATAAATCAAATCGACACTGGACGCTGCCATGATTAAATTGTCTGTTGGCCTATAGTGTCATTAAGCAAATGAGACAGGGCTTGGAATATTAGTTTTGGCCTCATTAAAGCAATGAATTAACGCTAAAACATGCTAATCTCTCAATGACTTTGACAAAAAACTATCCATAACAGTAAGTTGCAATAAAAACGTACTACACAATACTATGAAGAGGGACTCATGTCATTTACAAGTAACGCATTAGCAAAGAGTATAGCAATACTATCCCCTATTCTTATGCTGGTCGCTTTGGGATCGATACTCATTCCTTTGACCTTAGAAATAAAAGATAAAGCCACTTCAATAGTAAATGTTTCACTACCTACATCTTATGATAAAAAAATAGATACAGATCATCTCATGAACGAAATAAGCACCTATAGGGATGAGATATTTCAGGTAAGAAACACGTTAAGTGCCTTAAAAAATACTTCAACCCTTACCCCAGATAATATACGAATAGAAGCGTTGGAAGTAAAAGTTGATGACATACAGAAAAAGATATCCGCGCTTAATAATATACTTGGAAATAGTCCTGAAAAAGCAATGGCTTTACCTCTCATGAAGAAAGATATGGAGTCATTGAGCACATCATTAAAAGTTATGAGTGATTACTCAGACAAACAGTTAGAACGATTTATAACATTATTTTATTGGATTATTGGTGTTCTAGCTGCAGGCATAATAAGCATAGCCGCAGGACTTTACTTTGGACTAAAGAAAACCAACTAACAATAACCAGCTAATAAACAATATCAAACTACCGGGTGCAGCCGGGATTGTATGGAGAAATATATGCTGAGCCTCGATTGTGTTCCCATCTCAACTTATTGCAAAGAGACTGGCGAAACCCCGGATGCCATCAACAAACGTGTGCAACGTGGAGTATGGCGTGAAGGGGTTCAGGTGCTAAAGGTCGACGGCGTTAAGGAAAGATGGATTGATCTTAATGAGGTTGCAAAATGGGCACGACAGAATCGCCTAAGCTCCCGCGCGGCGTAACCATCAGGAAACACCGCAACGGCGAAACCATCAATATTACTTTCACTTATAAAGGGGTTAAATGCCGTGAGCCCCTTTCTAATCTGGACGTAACTCCTAAAAACATCAAATACGCCGAGCGCACACTCGGCGAAATCCATAACAAGATCGAGAGGGGGACATTTGTTTATGCAGAATACTTTCCCCGTTCTACCCGGTTAAAAATTTTCGGCAACGCTGCCGCAGGCAAAACGGTGAAGATGTACCTGGACGAGTATCTGGTTATCTGTGAAACGAGAAAACTATCCCCTTCAACAATTGGTGGATATAAGAAATGCCGAAGCGCGCTGTCATCACTTCATATTTTTCCTGCAAGTGAGTTGACGCCGGCCGCGCTGAAGACATGGATCCAGAACCAGAAAACAACATTAAAGACTATCCGAAACCAACTGTCATTCCTGCGTTCAGCTTTGGATGAGGCGGTGACGGATGGTGTGCTTCAGATTAACCCTGTATCACTGGTAACAGCCTCCCGGTACCAAAGTGATAAATCGGAAGCAGAAAGCAGCTACGTGGTCGATCCGCTATCGCCCACTGAAGTTGATGCTTTGCTCGCTGCGGCAGGAAACAAGCAGTGGGAAAATCTTTTCCGGTTCGCCATACAAACAGGCCTACGCAGTTCTGAACTATGTGCTCTTCGTTGGCGTGATATCGACTTTATAGGGAGGACGGCCCACGTTCAGAACGCCAGCGTAGTTGGCGTCATCAAAGGAACAAAAACTAAGGCCGGTACACGGAAAGTAGAACTGACTGAAGAGGCATTGGCAGCTTTAGCCAGCCAGAAACTGTTCACTTTTATGAAGGATGAAGCGATATTCGAAGATCCAAAAAGTAACAAACCATGGGCTAGTGCTGACGCAATTAGAAAAAAAGCATGGGTTCCAACACTACGAAAGGCTGGGATTCGTTACCGTAATCCATATCAGACACGTCATACCTTCGCTACTCGCCTGATAAGTCGGGGAGTTAACCTATTCTGGTTGGCAACGCAAATGGGACACAAAGGTCCAGAAATGTTATTTCGACATTACGGTTCATATCTCAAAGAGTATGATGGAAATACATCTTTAAACATAAAAAACAAACAGTAATTTAGATAACACTAATGGCCATCATAGGCCATTAGTTATATCAATGTGTTTTGAATAGCGTAACTCTCAATACCATAATGAGTTACTAATACTGATAAAAACTTATCTTTTGAAGATAAAACATCATCCAACATATTTCTCCGCACTAAAGAGACAAAAAGAGCTGCTGCTCTAGCTTGGCAATTAATAGACTTCGCTGGATTAAATTCAATATCAGTAAAGCCATCAAAATTTAATAAATGGAGAGCCAAGGTTTTATTTTGGTTAAGCGCACTTAAATATAACCAATCATAAAAAGCCGTTCTGGGAATAAGGGGCCATATAGTATTATAAAATTTGAAATTAACCAGACTCCCTGACTCCTTCAATCTCATATCTTTCTTAGCCTCTACAGAGCTTTTGTCTAAGATATCGACATATGGTCCTCCCATTTCAAATACTTTACTTGCCTGAAATGCAGATTCAACGGTAAACTCTTTGCCAAGTTTTTTTGTCTTTATTCTTAGATTAAAGGCACTAAGTTCTACTCCTAGCTCATCCTCAGATTTACTAGAAATCTCCAACAAAGAGTTCACCCCCTGCTCATTCGCAGCTGCATGTAATGCCCTGATCGATTTTTGCTTTTGCGTTTTAGACATTCCTGGTGCCCAAGGGAAGTCTACATCCTTCGTAACGGATAGTACATTACCGGCATTTGTAGGGATGAAAACAGGTCTAACGGCCATAACTTATCCTAAATAATAGTGCCTCTGAGAGTAGAGTGTTCTACCATTAAGATTAGCATAATATCTCTGATGTGTCTGGGGATATAGTCCTTTGAAATGTTCAGCAGATTGTTTGTTAGGGTGAAATGTATTTACAATATATGATGGGTCAATTTTTTCAAACACCAGCACTTCAGCTTGAACATCCGTTGTATATTCAGAAGGAAGGTTTGCATCTCTCTGAATGCCAAACACCTCATCTGAAAACAAAGCACTAAATGCCACATTCCCTTTCATTAACTCAAGATCGTTAAAACGAACATTATTTGATGCTGCGTTAGTGGGGTAAAATGCGCAATTCTTAGTCCAAAGAATGGATGGATTAATCTCTAATATGACCCAGTTACCAGGTTTTAAGCTCCTATATTTCCAAAACATTTTTGCATTAGGGAAACTTATCGACAAACATATCGCATCTAAATGCCCATCGATCCTATCTTCATCGTTGAAATCATAGCTATATTCATTCACTTCATCATCGAGCTCTGAACGTGATAAAAGACCATTTTCTAAAATAGAAGATAGATTGTCGCTATGTGTAAAATGAAACAGTCTAGTAATATTACGTTGTTGAATTACTTCCTGAAGTGTCATTCTCTACATCCATTTGATTGATAAAACAACATACTGAAAATATCATACAAAAAAAGTATCCTCAAAGGGTACGTATGTGATCAGCTTCAAAATAAAACAGTAAATTACAGTTAGTTACCGAGAGTTGGGCGCGGGTTCAACTCCCGCCAGCC